CGGCGGTGATCTGGGCCGAAAGCAACTGGACCGCCTGTCCTGCGCTGATGACGGTGCTGTTCAGGCCGTTGCTGATGATCACGTCTGCCGCAGCAGTCGGGATGCCCACCGAAAGGCCCGAGATCACCGTGGCGCCGTTCCCGTCCTGGACCGCTGCCGCATCGACCGTGCCGGTGACGGCGGCGGACGGGTCAAGCAACGGGGTGCCCGAAAAGGTGAGGACGCCGGCGTCCACCGTCCCGCACGGTCGGTCCAATTGAATCGTGGCCACCACGGTGCCGCCGGCGAGGAGCACCATAACCCCGTTGCCGCTGGCGGCGTCGATCGTGTCGATCACGCCCTGCAGCCGGTCATTGTTTGCCGCCGTGCTGTACAGCATTCAGGTCCCGTGGATCTGCGCAGAGAGCATCGAGATGGTCTGGCCCGAGCTGATGGCCAGCGTCCCCAGTCCATTGTCCAAAAGGATGTCGGCGCAGGCGCCGGGAAGCCCGATCGTCAATTCGCTAACCACGGTGTCGCCGGTCGCGGTCGCGATGATCGCGTTGTCGGCTATTCCGGTTGCCGGAGCAGACGGGTCAAGAAGCTCTCCGGAAAACGTGAGCACTCCGCCAGAGACCACCCCGCATGGGCGCGCCAACTGGAAGACCGCCAAATTCACCTGGCGGTCCGACCTCATGATCAGGTAGCCATTTCCGTCGACGTCGATCGCGTCGACCACCCCGAGAAGCCGCGCATTGATGGCGTCGAGAGAGTAATCGACACCCGGGGCCGGCACGACCCCATGATCGTCGCAGAATGGGTAGATCGTAGAGGGCACGGTGATGAAGAGTCCGCTGCTGTCTACAAGGTAATTGCCATTGCTGTCGGTGACGAACGAATACCCAAGTCTTAATGATGGCAGGCTCGGCATCGTCACACGTAGAGATCACAAATCGGACCTTCCCCTGCCACGAACGTCACCGGCATCGTCTTGGCCACGAACGACCCAAACGCCCCAGAAAAGCTGAGTTTCTGGGCGAAAAAGTTTCCGATCGTATGAGTTCGAATGCGCCCCGTGTTGTCCGTTTGGATGGCCGCGAAATACTTGGCCGGACCGCTCAGTGTGGCTGAGGCCGCAAATGGGATTTTCTGATAAGCCGACGTGCCCGCCTGTGCGACGCCTGTCGTGTTCTGCGCCGTCGTAATCGGATTGCCGTCTGCCGTGTACATCGATATCGCGATGTTGCCGGCCACCACTGTGCCGTTCAGGATCGCGATACCTGTAAAGGTCGCGGTCTCCGGAACGTAAATCTCAACGACGAAGTAATCGAGCGCGGACATCACCTTGTCCGTGCCCGTAGCTGCCGCCGTGACGCCGACGCCGCCAGAATGCAGGCAGTCCGGGATGCTAAGCCCGTTGCGGGTTATGGTGATGCCCGGCTCACCGACGGTGAGCTTATTGTAGGCCGCAGGAAGCAATCCGCTCAGGCCGCTGCTCGGATTGGGAGCGATGATCTCCCAGAAGCTGTTCCCCGCAGAGAAACTGACATCGCCCGTGTTGAGGCCGATGCGCCCCCAACCTTGATAAGAGCCCACGCCGCCGATCGGCACGCTGGTGTAGGCCGGTATATTCCGGCCGCGCTCGCTGCCGGCAATCGCAATGTTCGAGGTCGCCTGGATCCAGATTTCGTCCTTGAGGCGCGTGCCCCAGAACATGAGATTGTAGCCCTGCAAATACAGGCGATTGATGTTTCCCCCGATGAAGAAGATGTCGTTGACGCGGTTGAAATTTCCGCCGATGTCGCAATAGACGTCCCAGCCCGCCACCGACATCGTGCCCGGCACATTGCCGGCAAAAGTCGCCGTGATGTCGAAGTGGTCAGCGTCAGGCGTCGCAACAATCGAGTAAGAGTTGGTGTAGCCGGTCGCCGTGACAGTCACGCTGCGGGTGCGAGGCAGCAGCAGATGGCTGACGCAGGCGCAGCGAACTGTACCATCACCGTTGTCCGTGATCGCCGTGATTGGAAGCGAGCGCGCCGTAGCGCCAGTCGCGGTCATCCCGATGAGGTAGCACTCGACGAGCGTGTTATCGTTGTCGCCGTATAGATAGATGTTGTACCGCCCAGCGGTGGTCGCGTTGCAGTTTATGAACTTCAACGCGTTGACGTTATTCCCGCCTGACGGCGCGATCTGGATATTGTCGCCAATGCCCAGCGATGTCGAAGCCGTGCGGAACACCGTGTTGCAGATGTTGATTTCGCCGTCGTTGTTGAGAACCTGGAGGTTCACTCCGTTGTTCTCGAACACGCAGTTGTCCATCTGATCGCCGGAGCCGCCTTCGATCAGCCAGCCGACGTTCCGGTCGCGGACACGGAGGCCGTAGTAAAAGGCCCCTCGCCGGCCGGAGCGCGAGCAATGAATGCCGTAGGAGCCGGCACCGATCAGCGCAAAGTTGTAGAGGCTGACAGAGTCGTCATCCAGATCGAACGCAATGCCGTCCAGCTGGGTCTGGAGCCCTTGTCCAAAGACAGTGAACCCCGTGCCAATGCTGCTGATGACGAGCCCAGGCGCGTAGTACCATCCAGCCGGAAAGAAGAGCGCCTTGGCTCCAGCCACAGCATATGTGGCATCGAGAGTGCTGCCTTGGATTTGAGCCAGCGCCTTCTGGATGGCGGCCGAGTCATTGGTGACGCCGTCACCAACAGCGCCGAAGTCGCGGACATTCACGACCTGCGCAAATCTCGCCGGGACCGTTAGATTGACGCCGCCGAGCGCCAGAGGCCAAGCCGCAAGAGGAGCGCTCTCGAAAGCGATGGTGTCGACCATCAGGCCGCCCCCACCGCCGTCATGTACGCGTTCATGGCGTTGAAGAAGGCGAGCTCCTTGCCAGCCAACCCACTGCCCCACGCCGCCGCCGCCATTTGTCGTGTTGAGAATTGGCTGGAGTTGGCTGCGCAAATCCATTGCGCCAAGTTGGCCACACCGGTCGAGGCCTGAGCTATGTCAGCCCCGCTCTGCACGCCATTTCGGAAGGCGCGCTTGGCCGCAGCGCTGGTGCGTTGCACACCATAGAAGCCGGTGCCGTCCGTGTTGGCGCCGGCCGTGCCATTGGTTCCGTCATTGATGCGGATCAGGTTGACCGTGTTGCCCGCGCTGCGCGGGTTGATCATGCAGTGAATGGTGCTGCTGTTGTTGCCAGCGCAGCTCACCGCCTCCGTACCGGTGGTGCGTGACCACACCCACATCGAGGCGTTGTCTTGAACAAAGTTGACGCCATTGGTGGACGGCGTCCAATTCGTATTGAGACGAGAAGCCGCGCCGTCGCCGGTATAGCCACGGTCGATCGCAAAGGTCGGCGCGCTCACCTCGGCAGCTGTGAAAGTGGCCGGGCTCACCCAGTTCAGCCGGGCGATCTGGCTATCGGCCGCGGCCAGCACGTAAAGCAGATCGAGCGAATTCCAAATGCCGGCAACCTGAAGCGCGACCACCAGGTTGTTGATGATGATCTTGCGCGCCTGCGTGGGCTGCGTGGTCGCGGCGTTGAAGATGGCTTGGGCAGCTGTTGTGAAGCGCGATCCGCTCGCGAGCGATGGCAGATAGCCCCACCCGTGAAGCGGTGGGATCATGACGCCGCGCATGGTCCCACCTCAACTTACGAACGTGAGGTGCACCTCGACGTCGTTCGACGAGCCGAAGGTCGGAGTGCCGCGCGTGACCAACGCGAAATAGATGACCGGCAGATTGGCATTGGCCACGCGATAGACGTAGCCGAGACCGTTCGCAGTTCCGACGTAGGGGGTGCCAAGCGACGTCCAGTCCGACACATGAATGGGCGAAAGCGCCGAAGTCGAGTCCTGCGTCGATACGGCAATTGCACTGTTGTCGGTGAACGTCGTGTTCGGCATCGACGAGCGAAACGGAAGGAAGTCCATCTGCCCGGTGTTGCATGACTTCGACGTGATCGTGATGCCCTGCAGAAACATGCCTGACGGCACGTTGTTCACGGCGTTGATGCCGCTGCCGATCACGTCGCCAGACGCATACGCGTTGGTCGAAGTGACCAGCGTGATGTTTCGCGTCAGGTAGGGATAGCTCATCTCAGTGCATCGCCTTCAGGGTCTTGGCGAGAGCCGCGCGCCGGCGCAGCGTCGGGTTGTCCGAGTGGGCGGCCTTCTCGAGCTTTTTGGCCGGGATTTTCTCGCCTTCGGGCACACCAAGCTCGCGATGCAGGGCGCCGGGGTGTTTGATGGCGCCGCTGATCCATTTGGTGCGCCCACCAGAAGCGCGATCTACTTCCCGTGGGCCGAGCTGAAAGGGTGGTGCGCCGCGCCAGGCGCCATCGGGCTCTTATCGGAGCCGACCTTGCCGCCGCGGGTACGCTTGTCGAGCCGATGCTTGGGCTTGCCGCCCTCCATCTTCCCGACCACCTTGCCGCCGTCTTTGCGCTCGAAGGCTTCCTTGGCAACGTTGCTGTTGCCGCCAGCGTAGAAGACCTTGCCCCCGCCGGCCTTGCGTTGAACCTTGTGCCGATTTGCCATCGCGTTCTCCGTCAGACCGAACTGAATTGCGTCGCGCCGAACAGACCGGACACGTTGGTCGACGTGACGGAGGCCAGAGCCGAAACCGGCGGCAGCACATGAATCTGCAACCTGTTCGAGCCGTTCGAGGCCAGCGACGACGTGAAAGTGCCGCGCACGTCTGGGGTGGTCGACGTCTGCGTCGCAGCGGTGGACGCGAGGATCGTATTGGCCGAAGACAGGGCGATGCTCACGCCGCCGTTGCCGCTCAGACCGCCTGACGACATCGAGACCGAGACGTTCTGGCCCGTGTAGCCGACCGCCATGGGGAACCCAAAGACATCCGTCAGACCGATCGACACGCCGGTGCTAGTCACCGTGGTCGAGGCCGTGATCGACGAGATGTATTTGAAAGCCTTGACACCGGCCGTCACAGCGCTGGAGAAGATCGTCTCCGTCATCTTGTAGCCGTACATGTCACGGCCAGCGATGGTGTAGCCGCCCGCGTCAAGGTTCGACGAGGTAGCCAGCAGAATGGCGCGGCCGGCGCCTCCAGCCGGATTCCAAAGCGTCACTGTTCCGTCCGAGCCGAACGCAACCGATGCCGCGGTGCTGTCGATCGCGATCACCGAGACCGACAGGCCGGTTTCGGGGGCGATGATGGTGGTCGAATAGGTGCCCTTCGCCGACGAAGGCGTCAGCGTGATCGCGGCGCCAGCCGACGGCACGGTGTTCGAGCTGATCGCGAACGCGTTGGACGAGGCCGACGACGGCGCGTAGTCGACGATACCGCGGCCCTGATAGAAGCCGGTCACCGTGTTCGTGACCGCGCCGCCCGGCTCGTAGGCGTACGCCTGCCGCGGATCCAGAAGACCGAAGCTCAGGTCGAACAGAGACGGGCCACGCTGCCCGTTGTTCTCCATGTTGTTGCCGGTGATCCCGTCGCCCGAGGTCGACGTCAGCGTGATGCCGTAGCCAAGGAACGGGCCGGAGAGTGCTGTGATTGCCATGCGTCTCGCGCCCCGTTACGAGGTCGGGAAGTTTCCCTGCACCGCGCGCCATTCCCAGTAAGTCGGGATGTAGCGCTGATAGCCCTTGACCAGCAGGTTGTCGGTCGTGAACTCCACCGACATGTCGGTCTCGAACGGCTTGCGGTCGAACATCGCGAGGCCCGGAATGTTCGTGAGAACGAACCACGAGTAGTTCGACGTGAGGTAGTCCCAGACCATGAACCCGTCCTTGAAGGACTGATCCATGTGCAGGACCGCGTTGATGTCGTTGTTGCCGGTGCCGACGCGAAGTTCAGACCGGAACAGGCGTGCAGCGATCGGCTCCAGCGTCGGAGGCACGATCAGCTTGCGGCCACGCGCGTGAATCTTCAGGCCGGCGTTGTCGAGCCACGTCGACCGGACCGTGATACCGGCATTGAGCAGCGACGTCTCGTTGAGGCTGGCCTGCGTGGTCGGCGTGTTGCCGATGGTCGAGCCGTCGATCGGGTGCGCGGTCGAGAACAGCGCCACACCGTCGCCGCCGATCTGCGGGTTGTAGGTCTGGCCGGTGTTGAAGACGTTCGCGGCGTAGACCTCCTCGGTCTCCTTGAACGACTCCATCAGGCCATCGTTGTTCGGGCCGAAATCGGACTTGTAGAGGTTGTCGTCGATCGCCTTGCGCGTGATCGCGTACATCAGGCCGATTTCGAACGACTCTGCGTTGTAGATGAAGCGCTCGCCGGCGGCGTTGTCGGCCGATGTCGGCGCGCCTTCCTGCTTGAGCTGGGCGTAGCTCAGGTAACGCATCGAGGCGCGGCGTTCGACCGCCATGCTGGATTCGATGCGCTTGAAGATCTGCGGCCACTGCCGCTCGATCATCGGATACTTGCCGGAAACACCCCACAGGCCCGGCAGGAGCAGGTCGCGGATTTGGGAGAGTGCGACGGGCATGGTGCGCTCCTATCAGGTCGACACGGCGGTCAGAGACCGGCGGCTGAAGTTGTTCGGCGCGACGACCATGATCTGGCCCGCCGCATCAGTTGACGTGCCGTTGACACCGGGCGGCAGGTAGCGGGCGCCCGTGTCGATGATGCGGAACGGGAAGCTGGAGTTTCCGGTCACCGTCGAGGAATTCAGCGCGAGGTTCGAGATGCCGGTCGTGGTGTTGCCGCTCGCCTGCAGCGACGAGGCGAACCCGACGTTGAGGCCGATGCACGAAGTTCCGAGCACCGCGGTCGTCGTGCCCTGCACGAGATAGAGCTGCTGCGGGTTCGTGATGACGAAGGCCTTCACGGGGCTCGATGAGCCGACGCTGCCCGGGAAGTACGGGCTGAACACCGGGCGTCCCACGGTCGCGCTGTAGTATTCGCAACCGTTGAAGATGCCGGAGAGCGGCGAGCCGATGGTCGAGCCCGACGCCGGAAGCGTCAGAAACCCTGCGACCAAGGACTGGGAGCTCACGACGACGACGTCGCCGGTGTAGTAGCTGTTGGTGTCGCTCGACAGGATCCACATCGTGTCCTGGCCGGCGGTCGGCGCTTGGCCGTCCTGCTGACCGAACGAGCGGAAACCGAATGGCGAGAACGTATTCGGCATGGCGGGTCCTCTGCCGGCATTCCTGCGTGCGATGCAGTTCAGCCAGATGGGCCAGCCACGGCGTGTGGTGGTGAAACGGAGCGGCGCGCTCCTCGGTCAGAAATGACCGTCAGTTCGGCGTGTATACCCGAAGTGGCGAATCGTCAATCGTCATTCGGAATGGCGATCTGCTCGCGCGACTTCGTGATGGAATTGCGCACGCTTGGATGACTGGCGCCGGTGACGCCCTTCAGGTCCTTGCCGTAAATCTGCGATTCCATGATCCGCACGGGCTCCTTGCCCTTGCGAGCCTCGCGCTCCTCGGCTCGCCGCGTGATCTCCATCGGCCGCGCGTGCAGCACGAGGCCTTCCATGTTGATCTCGCCGTCGTAGCCCTTCGGCGTGAACAGCCCGTCGAGGCAGCCGTCGAAGTCGCCGGTGTTGACGGGCGTCCAGCCGCCCTTCTCGAAGGCCGATCGATACTGCGGCTCATCCTTGCCGTAGACCGACGCCGTGACCCACTGCACCGACATGCCGTAGTCGCGCCGGAGTCTGTTGAGCACGTCGTCGGGAATTTTCAGGCGGTCCGGCCCGGGCTCGACATCGCTCATGTCGTCCCAGTTCGGACGCGCGCGCATCTTGTGCTCACGCGGCGCAGCGTCGCCGGCATCGTCGGTCTGAGCGCCGAAGCGGCGCGGGACAGGCTTGCGGCGCGGTGCGGAAGTGTCCGGATTCTCGCTCATCATCGGCTCTCCACGTAGTTGCCGTTCTTCTTCTCGTTCAGCAGGCGCTGCTTCTGCTTGGCGTACTCGACTTCGCTGACGCCGGAGAAGCGCGCGGCTTCGCGTTCGGCCGGCGACAGGGTGATCTTGTTGGTCTGCGGGCGGCCAGTGGCGCTCGACGGCACGTCTCGGGACGGAGGTGCGGACACGGCGGGGGTCCTTCGTTGCTGTTGGGGTTCGGGTTCTTCGTCAACGGCTGGCGGCGGTGGGGGCGGCGAAAGCGGCTGCCGGTAGCCCAGCCGCTCCTCGAGGAACTGGAAATACTGCGGCGTACCGCGGACATGGCCGGCGTCCTGGGCATCCCAGTAGGCGGCCTGCAATTTGGCGTTCTTGCGCGGATCGGTCATCGCGTCCGGATGCTGCTTCAGCCAGCCGCGCTCATCTCCGGAAAGCTGCGTCATGGCGTCGATCACAGCGACGACGTCGTTCGGCGCCGCGGGTTGCGGCCGCGGGTTTCGCTTCAAGTCCTCGCGCTGCTGGTCGAGAGCGGCCTTGCCCTGCTCCAATTGCTCCATGCGCCCTTCGGCGCGCGCCAAGACGCGGAAGGCTTTCCGCTCCGCGTTGAGGTCCCCAGCGGCGCGCGCGGCCTCGATATCGCGCTCAGCCGCGTCGGCCTCGGCGCTCGCCGCGTTGATAGCGTTGGCGATAGAATCGTACTGCGCCTGCTCGGCGGCGCTCAGCGATTGAGCCACCTCGCCTTGCAGCCGCTGCGCATTCTGCTCGGCGGTGCTCGCGCGGCTCTCAGCCGCCTCGGCGCGTCGGCGCTGCGCCTCCTCGGAGGCCTTCAGCGCGTCCAGCTGCTGCTGCAGCGGGTTTGGCGGCTCCTGCTCGTCGGGAGGCTCAGGGGCCGCGGCCTTGGGCTTCGGCGCCGGTTCGATTTCCTGTTCGGGCTCAACGATTGCCGCGGCCGACGATGAGGGCGTCAGGTCCACGGTCACCTCCTGCTCAGGAGGCACTTGGGCGATTTCTTCGTCGGTGCGCAGCGCGCGCGGTCGTGTGGCCATGCGTGACCTCAGTAGATGATGCTCGGGTCTTTCACCCGAAGCCGGATTTTCTCGTAGGGCACCAGACGGCACGGCGTGCCGTTGATCTGCAGCGGCCAGCCGTCGCCAACGTGGATCGTGACCCAGGTGTGCGGCGCGGCGTTCTTGCCGATCTCGTCACCCTCCTCCCAGTCCGCATACGCGAGCGGCCCGGTCTTCAGCACGAGACCGACCTTGCTCTGGTACTGGGCTTCCTTGACCTGGTCGTCGTTCTTCAAAAGCTGGAACGTCGACCCGTCGTTGCGCGTGATCGACTTCAGGATCGTCGATTCCGGATAGGTGCCGACGAGCACGAGGTCTGACAGCACCTCGACGCCGGCCAAGTCGCCGACCGCTTCGAGAATGACCTGCTTCGGGTCGGCTCCTTCGCCGACTTTCTTGCTCATTTCCTGCAGTTTCGGTGCGCTTGCGACTGGCATTAGTTCTGCATCTCCTTGTCCGTGTCCTCGGCGATCTTCAGAGCCTGCTCGAGGCCGTTGATGATGCCGACGTGCATCTTGTAGTTCATGCCCACCGTGGCGGCGTCTTCACCGCCGACCTGACCTTTCGCGAGCGACGCCTGCTTTTCGAGGATCGCGGCCTCGATCTTCGGGCGCAGCAGTTGCCGCCAGCGGCTCGTGACTTCGGTCACTTGCGAACGCCGGCGCCGTGAGCCTTCTGAAGCGCGCCGACACCGGAAGCCGCGCCGGCGGTCATCGTCTTGCTCTTGCTGATCGGGGGCACCGAGATCCGGCCGCCATCCGCACGCTTGTACTCGCGGCCGCTCATGAGCTTGTTCGCGCGTCGGTGACCGACGGCGGTCTCGCTGTGCTTCGCGTAGGGGTGCGCCATGGTGTCAATCCTTCTTGAACTCGGCAGTGCGCGGCGGAATCGCTCGCTCCTTCTGCGGCGAATAGATTTCGAGCACCGCACGCTCGGGGTGCTCGCGGTCAAACGGGAGAATCCGGCCCTCGCGGACCTCGACGGCCGGATTGCCCTTGTCAGCGGCCACAGGCGGATAGCGGCGCTCCGCGGTCTCGCGCGGGCAAGGGCTTTTGTCGACGCCCATCTTGGCCATCTTGTCGTAGTAGGACTTCTCGTATTCGTTCTGGAACGGGTTAGGCATCGGTCTTCTCCCTCGCGGATTTCCGCGGCTTCTTCGCCTGCTGCAGCCGCGCCTCGTGCATCTGCTGGCCGTGCTCCATGCGCTGGTCGTGCTGTTCCTGCTTCATGTGCATGGAAAGGATCGCTTCGATCAGCGACATCACAGCGTCGGCCTGCTTCCGGTCGCCCTGCTGCTGCGCATCGTTGGCGTGGATGATCTCGCTCTGGCGCGTATCCATGACCTCTTTGATGAGGCGCAGGATTTCGATCTGTTCGCGGGACTGGCGGTCCGCGGCGCGGTCGACAAGCTGGTCGTGCGCGGTCGCGGCCTTGATCGTGGCTAGCTTCTCCTGGACCTGCGCCATCCGCTCCTGCTGCGCGGACTTCTGCTTGATCGCCTCGAAGCGCGGGTCGGGCTGCGGGTTGGCCGGCACCGGGTTCATCGTGTCCTCGGCGTCGAGGCCGACGATGGTCATGACCTTGCGATCGACCTTGTACGGGTCGTAGAGTGTCGGCGACGCCTTCTGAAGCTCCTTCAGGCCGGCGGCCTTGGCGATGCGGTGCAGGCTGGTCGGATTGTTCGGATCGGCCACCGGCACGAGGCCGTAGGTGTCGAGCGCCTTGAGGAACTGCTCTTTCTGCCACGGCTTCGCTGGCCGCTTGTTGTGCCGCCAGAACGCTTCGGGGTCCTCGCGGAAACAGTCGGCGAGCAGGCCGAACTCCTCGGCCTGCGCGGCATGAAGCCGCTTGTGCACCGAGTCGATCATCTTGGTCGCCTGCTCGATCAGCGCAAGCGTGGTGCCGACCGGCGCGTCCTGCTTGCCCTCGCCGACCATGATGTTCGCGGTCTGGCTCAGGCGCTGAACCACCTCCTCGACGTGCGCGATGAAAGTCGCAAACGACGGTCCCGTTTCCTTGTACGGGAGCGCCATGAAGGCTTTGCGGATATCGTCGAGCGTGCCGATGTCGAACAGCGCGACGCCGCCCGGGGGCACGCGAATCTGGTTCGAGCTCTGCCGGCCCGCGCCCTTGGCCCCCAGCATGCCCGGGAAGTTCGCGAACATGCCGTTGTCGAGCATCAGTCGGTAGGCCGCAGTCAGCGCGATCGTCAGGTTGCCGAGGATGTGCACATAGCCGATGCCGTAGAAGCCGAGGCCGCGGATGAACGGGAACTGGACGAAGCGATGGCGCGCCAGGCACATCGCATCGTCTTCCTTCCAGTTCCGGCGAATTTGCAGGATCTGCCGGCTCTGCTCCTCGATCGTGACGATGTAAGGCAGCGGCAGGCTCTTGCCCTTGAACTGCTCAGGCGCGAACTCGTCAATGTCGAGCTCGCAATAGCACTCGAAGACGATGTAGCTGCCGTCCTCGGGCCGCGTCGGACGCGCCGGAACACCCTGGATGTCGGCCTTTTTCTCCTCGACCGGATTGATGGTCGTGGCGATATTCGGCTGCTGCAGCGTCACATCGCGATAGGCGCCGATGATCTGCATGCGCCGCACCAGCGCCGGCCGCATTTTGATGCGGTGCGTGACACGGATGCAGTTCTTCAGGTCCGTCGACGCGTTCGCGACGATCAGGTCGTCGGCGTCGACGCTTTCGGACACGGGCCGGCGCCTCAGCGGGCAGTTGAAGACCTTCTTGAAGCCGTCACCACCGAAGCCGACGTAGAACAGCATCCGGTCCGTGTCTGGCACGTACTCGGTCGCCGTCACGGTCAGGTAGTGGTTGAAATCTTTCTCCAGCGCGGCCGCGAGGTCGTCGCCGCTTTCCTTGATCGCGGGCGCGGCGGGAGGCGGCGGCGCGGCCGGCGGTGCTGGCGCAGCCATCGGCGGCGCGCCAGCAGCGGCTTCCGGAGGCGCAAAAGGTGCCGGCGCAGCGACAGGTGACTGCGCCGGCGGGGCTGCCCCTGTCGGGGGGGCAGCCGGTGCCGGGCCCGCTTCTTCGAGAGGCGGACCACCGTTGTGCCCGATTGTGGGGAGGGCGGGAGGCGCAACGGGTGGCGGCACAGGGGTGTCGTTCCGGACCTTCACGGGCCCCGACGCGGGCAAAAGCTCGCTGCGGGCCGTGGCCTGGAAACGAATGGTGGCTTCGAGCAGCGCCGGGTGCCGGATTGTCGACATGCCCTCCAGCGGCGCGGTGGTGTTGACGTCGCTGCGCGGCTCCTCGAGCTGCAGGCCGAGCAACGTAATGCCACGCGCGCGGGTCGCAAGCCATTCGCTGCGGGATTGGTCGTCCGCCTGGATGCCTTGCAGCAGCTGCTCGGCGATCTGGGCGAGCCTGTCGGCGTCGATGTGGTCGGCCAGATTGGCGTCGAACGCGAGATTTTCCGCGCTTTTGGTCTGCGGGCTGAAGTCGACGGTGACCGAGCCGTCGGCGTTCTGCGTCACGGCCGCGCCGTCCTGCGCCTCGGGCGCCGGCGTCTCCGGCGTCAGGTCGATCTCGACCGACGCATCGAACGGATTCGGCGCCTCGGGCTCGACCAGTCGCAGGCTGTGCGTGCGGGCAGTCGCCATTCGGCGCGCCTCAAGCTCTGAAGTTTAGATTCATCCCTTGGCCCAATACCACGCGAATCGGGGCTTTGGCACGTCAGGCCGGATAGAGCGGCGTGGGCCGGGACCGGTAGCGGGTCTCTTCCTCGACCTCGGCCGCATGCTCTTCGCGCCGCAGCAGCAGATTGGCACGGCGGAGGTGGAGCAGCGCCTGCGACATGGAGTCGACCATGTCGTCATGGCCTTTCGGGAAGACCGCGCACTGGTCGATCATGGCCTGCGCCCATTCCTTGTCGGGCGCGTAGATCAGCCCCTCGCTGAACAGGTGCACGATGGCGTGCACGCGCGCGACCTTGTCGCCGTATTCGCGAGGATTGAACAACTGGATGCCGAACTCGGCCGAGCCGAACATGCGGCGCAGTTCCTGACTGACCGAATGGCCGGCCGCCTTGTCCTCGATCAGGATGCGATCGACGCGGAACGCGCGGCAGTCCGCATGAACTCGGCGCACCAAGTCGGGAAATTGCAACCGATCCTCCCACGCCAGCATCAACATGACGTTCGGATTTCCGGCCTTGTCGCGCCAGACGCCCCAGATCGACAGCGCCGACGGGTCGTTTTCTTCCTGCTCGGTGTAGGCGGTGTCGAGGCTCGCGAGGATGTATTCGCACCGCGGGTAGGTGTTTGGCTTTACGCCGTTTTTGGCCGCGGCCTCGTCGTCCCAGTCCTGCCACCAGTCGCGCTTGATGATGCCGCCGCCGCGCGGCTCGGGACTCTGCATGTACTGGCCGGCAAACGCGTACGGCCCCAGCTCCTTTTCGAGCTTGCGGACTTCGGCGGCCGGGAAGCGGGCCGGCCAGAGCAGGTCACCTTCCTTGGTCCTCGGGTCCTTCCAGAACACATCTTCCGACGCGACAGCATCGGCCTCGTCGGCCAGGAAAGTCTCGATTTTATCGGCATTCCAGCCGTTCACGTGGCGGCATGGCTCGTAGTACATCGGCAGGCAGATGTGCGTGTAGCCGAGGTCGTTTTTGAGGATGTGGCCGGCGACGTCATCCTCGTTGACGCGCTGCATGACGACGATCATCGCGCCAGTCATGCGGTTGTTGAGACGGGACGGCATCGTTTCCGTCCACCACCTCACGACGCCCTCGCGCACCAGTTCGGACTCGGCCTCCTTCACGAGGTGCGGATCGTCCGCCACGAGCACGTCGGCGCCGTAACCGGTGGCGCGCGCGTCGACCGATGACGCCATCCGATAGCCGCCCTTCGAGTTCTCGAAGTGGCCTTTGGTGTTGCGGTCCGAGACCAGATCGAAGCGCTGGCCCCAATGCTTGCGATACCAGTTGGATTCGACGAGCCGCCGCGTCTTCAGGCTGTGCTCTAGCGACAGCTGCTCGGCGTACGAGGCGTAGAAAAACGAGACCTGCGGGCCGGCCAGCACGCGGCGCTCGCGCTGCGCCCAGACCCACGCCGGGAAGCACACCGAGACCAGCGACGTCTTTGCTGACCGCGGCGGCACGTTGATGAGCAGCCGCTTGATGTGGCCGTCGGCGACTGCCTCCAGGTGCTCCGCGATCGCGTGGAGGTGCCAGTTGTCGGTGAAATCCGACGGATCGAAGTTCGGCCAAGCCGCCTTCAGGAATTCCGCCAGGCTCGCCTCGCACCTCTCGGCTTCCCGGATTTCGTGGATGCGGCGCATCGCTTTGGCGAGCGTGACGGCGCGGTCGCGGAGTGTGAGGGGGTCGGTGGACACACGACAGATTTAAGTTGCGACTCAAGGAATGAACATGCATTTCAATTCTTGAGGTTTTATTGCCCAGTTCAATGGGATGCGATGCGCAACACGGTTTTTTGGGCTGTCGGCCTGACGCTGCCGTCCAGCGCTCGGGACGAGATCAAAGCGCTCGCGGGCCAAGAGGGCCGCGCTGACGCGAACATGGTGCGAGCGCTGGTGCGCGAGGCGCTCGACGCGCGGCGCCGAAAGGAGGAATCCGATGTGGCTCACGCCGGATGAGGCAAAGACCAAGTGGTGCCCGATGTTCCGCCGTGCTGGCGGTGGCGATAATTCTGACGCGGATGGAGGCCGCCGCCCCAGCTGCGTCGCCGACAGATGCGCGATGTGGCGATGGCTGGATGCTGCTGCCGGATATCCGAAAGCCACCGGCTACTGCGGTTTAGCCCAAAAGCCGACCTTGCTCGCATGACCCGCGCTGAGATCGTCGAACTCCGCAAGCGCCTGCAGTCGGCCGTCGAGGAGCGCCGCCGTCTTGGCGACTACAACGCGGACGCGCCGTACATCCGGCTTTCGCTGGAGTCGCAACTCGCGATGGTCGACCACACGCTTTCACGGATGAAGGGAGATTGACGATGTGCGGAACGATTCCCACCAACACAGACACCACCCCGCCCGAGCAGACGCTCGCGAAGTGCTTCCGCGAAGACCTCGGCGTCGAGATCAATCCGCAGGCACTGCGCATGTTCATCCGCATGCGCTGGGACCGGATTTCCACGCTGGCGCATCGCATCCACGACGCCAAATGACCGCTACCCTCTCGACCAAATCCCTGGCCCTGCGCCCGCTCACCAAGGCGACGCCGCAGCACGTCGAGTGGCTGAACGACCCCGAGACCGTGAAGTTCAGCGAGCAGCGCCACGTCACGCACACGCCGGCGTCGGTCGCGCGCTACGTCAACAGCTTCGACCATAAGAGCGGATTTCTGTGGTCGGTCGTGCACGTCGAGAGCGGCAAGCCCATCGGCACGGTGGCGTCGCGCATCGACGAGGACAACAGCATCGCAGACCTCGGCATCCTGTTGGGGGACATGCGCGGCAAGGGCTACGGCCGCGAGGCATGGAACGCGTGCGCCGGCTGGCTGCTTGCGAAGAACGGCGCCGCGGTGCGCAAGGTCGAGGCCGGCACCATGGCGGTGAACACGCCGATGCGCCGGACCATGGACGCCACTGGGTTCAGGCTCGAAGGCGAGCGGCTGAATCACTTCCTCTGGCAGTCGCAGCCCGTCGGCATGGTTCTCTACGGGCGCTTTCCATGACCAGCCAAGCGGCCATCATGCTGTGCGGCGAAGGTGACCGCTGGTTCGCGCGCAACCGCGACAAGCTCGGGCAAGTGGATCCCGTCTGCGATCTTCTTGAGCAGCACAAGGTTGTGCCGACCGCTGTGCTCGAAATCGGTTGCTCCGACGGTTGGCGGCTGAAGAAGTTGCGCGAGCGCTACGGCTGCGCCGTGAACGGCATCGACGCCAGCGAGAAAGCGGTGAAGGAAGCAGAAGCCGCGGGCATCGACGCGCAATGGTGCAGCGCCGACAAAGTGTCGTTCGTGAGCCGTCGGTTCGACCTCGTGATCTTCGGCTTCTGCCTCTACCTCGTTGACCGCGTGGACCTGCTGCGCGTGGTATTCGAGTCCGACCGCGTGCTGAAAGACGGCGGCCACATCGTCGTGCACGACTTCTACCATCCTGACCGCGGCACGGCGTATCGCACGCCGTACGTTCATCGCGTGGACCTTTGGTCCTACCACATGAACCACGAGGAGCTGTGGCTCGCGCATCCGTCGTATCGGCGCCTCGGCCACATCATGCCGGACGACGACACAGCGGCGGTGCTGCTCAAGAAGGACCACGCCGCTTCGTGGCCGGTGCTGGGATGAAGCAAACATTCGAGCAGCGCCGCGACTATGAGCGCAACGATCATCGACGATTCGGCGCGGCCGTGGCGTGGGGACTTATTTTCGGCGCGCCTTACTTGATCGCGGTCAAAATGTTGGGTTTCCGCCCGCGATACCCGGCAGGCTGGTTCGTTGTCGCTGGGTTCGTCTGTTTCTATGTCGCCGGGATTGTTGCGGGCTACCGCTTCCACGAACGCGTCGTCAATTATCTCACGCTTCAGGTCTACCGCTTCGTCGGATGGTGGCACCGATGAGCAAGACGATCGGCGTCATCGGGCTCGGATCAATTGGCGCACGTCACGCGCGCAGTTTGCGTGATCTTGGATGCGAAGTATGGGGGTACGATCCCGACCCGGCCAAAGCACAAGGGCTTGGCATCTATCCGATCGCCGACCCATTGCACCATGCCTATGACACGATCCGGATGGCGGATGGCGTAGTCATAGCCAACCCCACACATAATCACTATCGCGTGCTGCTGGAGAGCATGGCCTACAAGCGGCCAACGTTTGTCGAGAAACCTCTTGTCGCTACGGACAATGAATGGCGCGATCTGCACAACTATCTGAGCACAAAAGCGCTGGTCGTAGGGTACAACCAGCGCTTCAACTCCGCCGTCCGCCATGCCAAGGCGTGGCTCGACACCGGCGCAATCGGCACTCCGACATGGGCGACGTTCTCGTGCGCGCAGCACAACGAAAAGCCGGACTATCTGCGCGACGGCGTGATCCTCAACTGGTCGCATGAAATCGACCTCGCGCTGTATCTGCTCGGACCGGCGAAGGTGCACGACGCTATCATCGATAAGGACAAGCGCGAGTCCTGCGCCGACATTCTGCTGATCCACGACAACGCGGTCGTGACGCACATCCATCTCGACTACGTGACGAAACCGGAGCGGCGCGGCTTTGCGATCGGCGGTGCGGGTGGCTGGTTGTCGGCAAGCCTGCCGGATCGCAAGACGTCGCTCTACGGCGCGGACGGCCGCGAGGAACACTTCTGCGACGGCGTCGGCAGCTACGACCAGGACTACAAAGACGAAATGCAGGCGTTCCTCGATCGTATCGACGGCAAGGAAACCATCGGTGCGACCGGCGAGGAAGGGCTTGCCGTGCTGCGCGTGTGTCTCGACGCAAAAATGAAGGCGATGCTCGGATGAAAGTCGTTGCGGTCATACAGGCGCGCATGGGATCGAGCCGGCTGCCGGGCAAGGTCATGATGGACCTCTGCGGCGAGCCGGTGCTGTCGTGGGTCGTGCGCGGGTGCCTCATGGCGCCAGGCGTGGACGAAGTCGTCGTCGCCACCACGACCGAGGAGCGCGACGACGAGATCGAGAAGTGGTGCGGCACCCGGCCGGTCGGTATCTTCCGCGGCTCGGAGACGGACGTGCTGTCGCGTTTCGTCGGAGCCGCGGAGAAATACAGCGCGGACGTGATCCTGCGCATAACTGGCGACTGCCCGTTCGTCGATCCCGAGGTGATCGGCTCGGTCGTTCGGTTGCACAAGAAAACCGGCGCGCCGTACGTGAGCAACATCCATCCGCGGACCTATCCCGACGGCTTGGACGTCGAGTTGTTCACGCGCGACCTGCTGATGACGGCGCATGCGGAGGCAACGCGCGCCGTGGACCGCGATTGCGTGACCTACTGGATAGTCCGCAACCGGTCGCGCTTCCCGGCCGAGGCCGTGGTGTGCCCAGTCTCCGGTCTGCAAGACGAGCGCTGGGTGCTCGACACCGAGGCGGATCTGAAGTTCTGCCGCGCCATCGCCGAGCGAATGGTGTTCGACCCTGTCGGCAAGAAGTACGAGCACTCGACCTACCTGAACATCCTCGAAATCCTCGACAAGCATCCGGGGCTCCGCGAACTCAACGCGGGGCACGTGATGAACGAAAGGTTCTACGATGCGCTGGCCGATGAAGCGATCGTTCCACGAAACTATGGGCGCTCTGCAGCTCAGCTTGCTCGTGCTGAAGCGGTCATTCCGCTCGGCGCCCAGACCTTCAGCAAATCACGAGTCCAGTTTCCCGCCGGAAGTCCCCTTTTCCTCTCCCACGGACAAGGCGCTCTCGTCTGGGATATCGACGGAAACGAATACGTTGATTGCGTGTCCGCATTGCTCCCTGTCGTTCTGGGTTACCGGGACCCCGACGTGGACGCAGCCATCAGACGGCAGCTCGGAAGCGGAATTTCTTTCTCTCTCGCCACCGAGCTCGAAGCTGAACTAGCGGAGCGGCTGCGCCGGTTGATCCCGTGCGCCGAGATGGCGCGGTTCGGCAAGAACGGCAGCGACGTGACGACAGCGGCGATACGCGTGGCTCGCGCCCACACCGGTCACGACCGCGTGCTGATGTGCAAATCGCACTATCACGGCTGGGGCGACTGGGCGCTGTCGGAAGACCGCAGCGTCGGCGTACCGGAAGCGGTGCGAGACCTGACCACGCGCATTCCATTCGGTCACGACCCCGAGATGTGGCTGAAGGCCGGAGACGTGGCCGCGATCATCGTCGAGCCGGAGACCAATCCGGAATACCTGAAACTGCTGCGCGAGCGCTGCGACCACTATGGTGCGGTCCTGATCTTCGACGAGATCATCACCGGCTTCCGCTTCGACATGGGCGGCGCGCAGAAGCTGTACGGCGTCACGCCTGACCTTGCGACGTTCGGCAAGGCGATGGGCAACGGGATGCCGATCAACGCCATCGTCGGCAAGCGCAAGCTGATGCAGCGCATGGCGCCGGGCGAAAAGCCGAACGTGTTTTTCAGCGGCACGTTCCAGGGCGAAACGTTGTCGCTCGCGGCCGCCATCGCGACCATCGACAAGATGGAGCGTGACAAGGTCATTCGGAAGCTGTGGAACACCGGCGCTGAACTCGATGGCGCAGTGCAAGCTCTCATTAATGCTCACGGGCTCGAAACGACGGTGAAGCTGTCGGGCCACGCGCCGCTGGTTCGGCTCAATTTCTCATCGCCGGAAGTTGCGACCCTGTTCCGCAAGGAGATGATCGCGACCGGAACGCTGATCATCGGCTCGCACAACATCAGCGCGTCGCATGACGCGAATTGTTTGCGGCGCATCCTGAAGTCCTACGAACACACGTTCGGTTCGATTGCCGACTGCTTGAAGCGCGGCGATCTCAAGCAACGCATTGGCAATGACGTCGTGCAGCAGATGGTGAGGGCGTCATGAGAGCGTTACTGTTGCTTGCTTGGATTGCAGGCACGGCTCTTTTCATGGGGTACATGGGACCGTGTCCACAAGACGCTCCCTATTCATGCGTCATCAAACGTTCCGCTGTCGTGATGTTCTGGCCTGCGGTTATAGCTCACGACATCATTAGATGGTCGGCGGATACACACGCAGAAAGCACAAAGCGATGATCCTCGCCATCGACGGCGGCACGCCTGAAGTCCGCGGCCAGCTCGCACCGTTCAACACCATCGGCCGCGAGGAGATCGCTGCGGCGACAACCGCAATCGAGAGCGGCGTGCTGTCCGGCTTCATCGGCGGCGAGCTTCGCGGCGGCAAGCACGTCCGCGCGCTGGAAGACGCGTGGTGCGAGACGTTCGGAGTGCGGCATGCGGTGGCATGCAACTCGGCAACGAGCGCGCTTCTCGCGGCGTGCGCGGCGGTGGGCGTCGAACACGGTGACGACGTCGTCACCACTCCATTCACCATGAGCGCGACGGCGGCCGCGCCGCGTCTACTCGGAGCCAACATCACGTTCACCGACATCGAAGAAGACTTCTTCTGCATCGGCAAAGGCCACGATGTCATTCCCAAGGTTTTGATCGCGTCGAACATCTTCGGCCAGCCAACATCAATCGGTCGGCTTTCCGACATCTCCGGGGTTTTGACCATCGAGGACAACGCGCAAGCGCCATTCGCGATGAACCACGGGAAATACGCCGGCACCATCGCGGACATCGGCTGCTGGTCCCTTAACGTGCACAAGCACTTCCAGTCCGGCGAAGGCGGCGTCTGCACGACTGACGACGACGCTTTGGCGCAGGAGCTGCGGCACTTCATCAACCACGGCGAGATGGCCGGGTCGCGGGTCGGCCTCAACCTCCGGATGACCGAGGTCACGGCCGCCATAGCCCTCGCGCAACTCCGCAAGGCCAAGGCGATCATGGTGGACCGCGTCGACCTGGCCGAGAGCCTGACGCGATCGGTGCGCGGCCTTCCCGGACTCACGCCACCGGTCGTGCGCTCCGGCTGCATGCACAGCTACTACCTCTGGGCGCTGAAGGTCTCCCGCGACCGCGACTGGTTCGTGCGCGCGATGAAGGCGGAGGGCGTGCCGCTCTACGCCGGCTACGTGCCGCCGCTGTACCGGCTGCCCGCGTTCTCGCAATTCGCGCGGCCCTGTCCGGTCGCCGAGCGGATGCACGACAGAGAGCTTGCGCTGTTCGAAGTCTGCGCGCACGCGCCGACCGCCGCTCAGATCACGCAGATCGGCAACGCGTTCCAGAAGGTTGCGGAGAATATGCGGGGCTGACACATGACCCCCATCCTCTACCTCGGCCCCCCATCGCCGCTGATCGACTTCCTCGAGCGCGGCGGCGACCGCGTCGAGTCTACCGAAGACGACGTGAACGGCATCACGGTTGCTGCGGAAGGCGCGTGGCTCATCAGCTACGGCTACCGCCACATCCTGCGCCGGCCAACGCTCGACCTTTTCGCCGGCCGCGCGGTCAACTTGCACATCTCGTTTCTGCCCTGGAACCGCGGCGCCGACCCAAACCTGTGGTCATGGGTTGACGGCACCCCGAAAGGCGTGACCATCCACCACCTCGACGAGGGCATCGACACCGGCGACATCATCACGCAGCGCCGCGTCGAGTTCACGCCGCACGACACGCTGGCGACCTCCTACGCCAAGCTCCGCGCCGACCTCGAGCTACTGTTCATGGAGACGTGGCCCGCGATCAAGGCGGGCACCGCACCGCGTATCCCGCAGCCGAAGCCGCCGAGGCGGACGCGCGATCGAGCGGCAATCGCGCAGCCACGCGGCTGGGACACGCCGGTGACAGCAATCGCTGCGTCATCCTGACGTCAGCAACGGACTTCCCTTTTCAAGCGGCCACCGACACCAGTCGTGCCAGCCGCGGACCGTCATGTCGAAGGTGGCATTGGTCCACTCGCCCTGAACCACAACCTCCCGATATTGGTCATTGGCGTCATGGCCACGAACAAGCCAGCCTCCGATGTCCATCTTGGATTCGTCCGGATAGTTGAAGAACGCGTCGAACACCATCATCGGTTCTGACATTGGTCACCTTCATCAAGTTGGTGCGGACAGCGGGATTCGAACCCGCGACTTCGGTTTGGAAGACCGATGCGTTGCCCCTACGCCATGTCCGCAAGGTCCCACGCCATAGCCGTCCCCCGCGCAATATCCCGCACCGCCCGCCGCCCGATCACCTCCGGCAGATGCTTCGGCGAAAGCCCGTACCCAGGCCGGATCGACCGGACGTTCTGCGCCGTGAACGGGTCCCCCTTCCGGATATCCGCCACCACGTACAGCGACCGCCGCAACTGCCGCGACGGCTCCTCGGATTGCCGGGCCATACCCGGCGAACACGCCTCCCACGCCGACCGCACGTCCCGACACAGCGCCGCGAACTCCTGCGGCTCCATCGAGAACTCCGCGTCCGGGCCACCGTCCGCCCGCGCCAGCGTCAGGTGCTTCTCCACGATGCAAGCGCCGAGCGCCACCGCAGCGACCGCAACCACGGATCCGGCCGAATGGTCCGAAAGCCCAAGCGTCCGCCGCAGCCCGAGCCGTCCATCCATGTCCATCCAGTTCGCCAGCCGGTACAGGTTCGCCTCGCCGGCCGGCGTCGGATAGCCCGACACGCAGTGCAGCAGCGCCACCGGCACACCCGTAGCCGCCCGGACCGCGTCGCCGATCTCCCCCTCGTCCGCCATCCCCGTCGACATCACCACCGGCTTGCCCTTCGACGCGATGTGCGAAATCAGAGGCGTGTCGACGAGCTCGAACGACGCCACCTTGTACGCCGGCGCGCCCAGCCGCTCGAGGAAGTCCACCGCCGATGGATCGAACGGCGAAGAGAAGCACGTGATGCCCAACTCCGCGGCGCGCGCGAACAGCGCCGGGTGCCACTCCCACGGCGTCGACGCCTCCGCGTAAAGCTCGTACAGCCGCCGGCCGCCCCAGGGGCCCCCTTCCAGGACGAACCCGGGCCCCCCGTGGTCAATCGTGATCGTGTCCGCCGTGTAGGTCTGAAGCTTCACCGCCTCCGCGCCGCACTCCTTGGCGACCTCGACCAGCCGCAGCGCACGCGCCAGATCGCCGCGGTGGTTGCCCGAAAGCTCGGCGATAACGTACGGCGGATGGCCTGCGCCGATCGCGCGGCCGGCGATGGAGAATTCAGGCACGGGGCGGATGGCCCCACAGGGCATCGAAACCACGGGTATACGGCGAACCGTTGCGCTCGATATCCCGCATCATGTGCTGTTGTTGTTGCGCGATGCCTCGCGCCCAGTTCGCCCGGCGTCGCTCCGCCTCAGTCAGGCAGAAGTGGAGCGTCCCGAGCAGAGGTTTGTGGGACACCCATTTCCGACAGTAGCCGCATTGTTCCGTGTGCATGAAGAAGCCCCGCCCAAATCGTAAACCAGCGTGCTGCTCTGAATGAGCGCCTGCCAGAGCAGCCGTTCCTCATCCGGCGTGAGCCGGCGCGTTCCTGAAATTGGCGTCATCCGGACCTCTGTCGCACCGGACTCAGCCCCGATCAAGCCTCAGCCGCCGCGCTCCACCGTCCAAAGCCGAACGCACGTAAACGCGAACAGCCCAACCACTGCGCCGATCAGGTCAGCGCCTGATCCCATGAACTGCCGACCGAGCACTCCACCCACCACCGCACAGACCACAAGCCCCGAAATCCAGATTGCCACCGTCCTCGCCATGGGTCCCATCCTCCCACCAGAAAGCACTCCAGGGAGTAGAGCAGATTTTGGGGGGATGATGAACGCCGCGCGCCGGGCCCCGCCCTGCCTGCAGCCCCTCACCCGGTCTGCACCGGACCCCTTTTCAGATTCGGAACAAGGCCGACCGATCGAGACATAGGGCGCCGCGACCGACGAGCACACGACGCGCCGAGGTCTGGCTAAGCTCGCCAGGCGCTGCGAACTCCACGCACATCGCCAGCGTTCCCCGACCAAGGGAACGCCAAGCGTTGTAATGTCTGAAGATTTCCCGCTGTCCACGCGCTGTCCACGGTTTCAGTGCCTTGATCTATCAACGACTTAGCCATCGCCCGCAGTTAGTGCGGCCTTAACTCGGTCAGTTGACCGCGCCAGATCCGCCATGCGTCGGCTCGACGTCAGGCTCGGCGACCTGCTCGGGCGCCGGCGTGCCGTCGGGCTTACCGATCGCCAGTTCGAGCGCGCGCGCGGCGACTTCCCCGAGCTCCTTGCGCACCGTCTCGATCACGTCACCGGCTGACTGCGCGTCGATAAAGTCGCCAGGCTTGCCGACTTCCTTGCGGTCGACGAGGTGGCCGAAGAGCTTGGCCTTGACGGTCGAGGCCTGAACGGCAGCGGAAGGCTGCTCGGTCTTCAGCGCGAGAGCCCGCGCCTCGTCGAGTTCCTCCGCCAAACTCTCCACAGTTACGGCTGTTCTGCGCGTCATGTGGCGACGAAGCTCCTCGATTCGGGCTTTCACGGTAGCGTACGTAAGCAGCCGCGATGCGTTGGCCTTGCGAGTGTCCGGGCTCGTGGTCGGATATCCGGCGGCGGCGTAAGCTTTTGAGCCAATGCCGATTTTGATGTAGGCGTGGGCGAAGCGCTCATGCCGGGGATTTCGCAGCGCGGGCATGCGACGAGGAATGGGGCGAATCGGGGTCGGCAGGCAAGGGGCTGGCCGATCAGGCGGCTCGCTGCTGCTTCGGCTTTCGCGGTCGTGTACCGCGTTTCCATCTCAGGTCGATGTCGGGCTCACAAGCCAACCGGCCTTCGACCTGCCAGCGTTGACAAGCGATGTGATCTTGCCGCTCGAAACTGTCTTTCGGGATGGCTCGGCTCAGCGCGTCGAGAGCTTGGAGGGCAATCGTTGAGCGGGGAGGTCGCTGATGATGCATCGCTCGGCGGTTGCGCTTCGTCGTGGTCCTCGCTCGCAGGCTCGCTGCGGAAAGAAGCGCGCGCACGTGTGGACGCGCAAGCCGATGCATGGAATCGGCGCGGCTTGTCAAATCGATTCGCGGCCACCCGCATTTTTGCTAGGCTTTCTGATTGGACAGTATTGCTGACTTATCGCTTGACAGAAATAGGGTGTTGTTGGTTTGACAACACCATGCAGCCCACCCAGCACCATCGCCGCGCAACAGCCATGCGCATGCTGCGACGAGGACAGATCGACGTGCGCGAGGCGGCGCTGATCGGCAATGTGTCTCGGCAGCGCGTACTCGTGTGGTGCCAGAACGCGGGGCTCGACCCAGCAGAACGCCGCAAGGAATGGCTCGCGCCGATCCTGGACAGGATGGCGCGGCTGGACAAAAATCCAAGAAAATAGCGGACTCTCGCATGCTGTAACAATAGTTGATCGAGAGCATCTTATGTCACCTTGACATATGTCACTGTGACATGCGAGAACACATGCGTTGGCTACGGCCGACCCGCGACGCGACCACGCGGCAAGATGGGAGCAACCTCGGAGGGAACGATGCAGTTTGTCGTTCTGTCCCTGCGGATCAAATGGAAAGGCCGAACGCTTGTCACGCTCGGCCTCATCCTGAACCTGATCTAGCTAGGGATACGGGGGCGGTGTTCACAGCACCGCTCCCACTCCGGGGAGGATAGCCCCGTCGGGTTAAGAGTTCAATACCAGCCACAGGACAGCCCATGACCACCACCATTCACAGCAACGGCAGCAAATGGGGCGGCGAGCAGCCAGACGACATCAACGCGCTGGTCGACGTGCTCGGCAACTACGCCCTGGACCGGACGTTCGAGGATGAACGCTTCGGGAATTTCGTGTTCCCGCATGACAAGCAGCAGGGCATTACCTGCTTCTTCGGCAACTTCGCGGACCTGAGTCACGTCTTCAGCATCGACACCGACGATGCTGAGGTGATCGCCCGATTGACGACCGCGATCCGCGCCAACCAGCAGCGCCCCGACTATCTCTCGCAAAAGACCTACCCTGAAGTTGAAGCCGAGCGCGCAGCGCTCGAACACGCAAAGCGGGAAGCTGAAGACGAGAAGCGCAAGACGCAGGCCCGCGCGGTTCTCGGCCTTGAAGCAGCGTGAGAGGGGCGCGTATCATGACCAGAAAGCCACGCAAGTCAGCATCGGAGCAAAAGCCACGCTCCGAGTTCAAGCCGATGGGCGCCGCCGAGTTCAACGCGATTTGCAAGCGGCTCAACATCACGCCGAACCGGCTGGCGCACGTGATCGGCATCAGCCCGTCGCTGGCCTACAAGCACGCCCGGGACGAGCAGCCGGTGTCGAAGATCGTGGCGAAGTTCATGCGGGTGCTCAGCCGTTATGCGATCGACCTCGACGAGGTGTAGCGCCTCACGAGCTCGACGCCGACACATACGCCACCACGCGGCTTTTCGGGTACACGGACTCGGCCACGCGCCGATTGTGGTTGCCCGAGACCACGACCGGATTGCCGCGCCGGTCGAAGCCCGAAACCACGCCAACGTGCCCGCCGCCGCGCCTGGTCAGCACCACGATCGCGCCGACCCGCGGTTTGACGTGCGGCAGCCGCGCCCAGTCCCTCGCCCAATTCGGGTTCGGCACGCGGCGCGCAAGATCCGGCGCGATCAGCGCCATGAAGCGGCCGCACCAGACGCGCGCCCAGCCGGTCGGGTTCGTGCCGAGATACTTGCGGGCGCGGTCGATAAGCGCCGAGTCTCGGATAGCTGCCGAGGGGCGCCAGCGCGGCACGGGCACGGGTAGCACGGGCTCGATGTAGACCGGCGCGGTGTCGGGCGGTGGCAGCGCGACGTAGAGCGTCACCGGCTCGTCGCCATGATCATCGGCGCGCAAATGGACCTGCTCCAGCGCCGGCGAAACGGCCGCCATTTCAAACGGCGCGCGCACCCATGCGATTTCCGCCACCGCAGCGGACAAGGCCACCGAAATGACGAACGGCGCAACGCTGGACGCATGCCGCTCGGTCATGCCGCGCCCCGCCAGTAAACCCAGCGTGTGCCGCTGGGTATCGGCTCGGTGCGGCGCATGATCACGCCATCGCTCTGAAGCTCGTCGAGCATGTGGCGAACTCCAGTCGGAGACCACATCCCGAGCCGGCGCCATACCTCGCGCGAAGGTGCTGCCTGCTCGGCACCGATTGGCACGGATTCAATCAGCTTTGCGCGATCGGCCGCCGTCATTCCGCAGCCTCGGATTGCTTCACGTGTGACGTTTGCGAGTCGGTTGCAGCCACGACCTTGGCTGCCGCCGTGCCGATCGATCCTGAAGGCGGTGGCGCATCGGGGATTGCATCGAATGCCGCTTGGCCAATCTGAGCGATGAGTTCCTGCCTGCATTGCTCGCGCGAGCGCGTCGGGGGGCGGCTCGTGTCTACGATGCCCCAAGGCTCGCCATTCGGACCGTCGTATTTGGCGCGTAGCTCGTCGTATGTAAGCCGGCGTTGTTTCGGCCCTTCGATCGCCAGCCGCTCGGTTTCCTCGAGCTGTGCGCGCGCGTTGCGCTCCCACTCGGCCGCGTATTTCGGCAACCGCACGTGCTCATCGAGCAGCGGCTTGATCTCAGCGTGCGTAGTCGGAAATTTGATCGTTTCCTTGACCTTGGCGATGGCCTTCTCGCCGGCCCAGAGCGGATAGCCGCACAGCAACGTGCAGAGATCCGTGATGTAAATCTCAGGATCATGCAGGTTTAGCGAAGGGAAGGAGCCCAGATATCTCCGCACGAGCGCCTTGGCCTGGTCCAGGCTCATCGGTTCGAGGGAATGGGTCGAGAGATCGGAGCGCATTGATCGTCCTTTCGCGAGTATCGTCTTTCGAGCCTGGCCGCGGTGCGTGACTGCCGTTCGCCACAAATCGCGGCGCATCGCGGCGCAGGAAGCCGTGGAATGTCAGGTCCCAATCGACTTTCGTGGCGCCACTTGAACCGGCCCAGATGCGCATGTCCTCGGCTTTTTCGAGTACGGCTTGGCGCGAATAGTTGCGCTTGGCGCCTGCCTCGAAATGCTCGGGCTTCGGTTGCCAATCCGCGGACAGCGGATGCTTGCGGGCTCTTACTTTCTTCACTTCCTTTGGTTGATCTGAATCTTTGGAAGGAGAAGAAAGAGAAAGATCCTGTTGTGACATCGGCGGATTGTCGGCGGATTGTCGGCGGAGTTCGCGGATTTTCCGTTGTCGCTCCCGGTCGTACGCGCGTCGTTTTTCGGTCGCGGCGTCCACCGGATGCTCGGCGGATTGTCGGCCGACAGCGCCAGCGGCGAACGCCTCCGCGACCACCGAAGCGGCGAGCTCCGGGGGTGTTCCGGCGGCGATCAGCCGCGAAACCATGTCGGCTATCGATGTCACGCGCTCACACCCTCCCGCACTACGCGCCCGCCCCTCACCGTCACCCAGTCGAGCGACGGATAGAACGTAGCTATCGTCTGGGTGTCGTGGCCGAACACGGCATAGGCGCTGCGGCCTGCGTACCGGACGTGGAAGACGCGGACATTGTCGGGCGTCAGCGCGACGAACGGGGCATCGCCGGCCACCACGGCGCGGACCATGCGCGCATACTGGTCACGAGGCAGATCAATGCCGATGCGCTCACGAAATCGGCGCAGAGCATGGATCTCAGTCGCACGCACATGATGGGGAGAGCCGCGCGCCTTCATGCTGCCTGCTCCCTCCGCTGCTCGAGCGGCTGATAGGCCATACGGCAATGGCGCGCGCAGTAAGGGCGCTCGGTGAGCGGCTGGGCGCCGCAGAACCGGAATTCGACCGACGCAGGATCGCCGATCGGCCAGCGGCAATGCTGTTCCCCGAGATCGGCGAACGTCACGGCGCAGTCGCTGTGGTCGGGCGGCAGTTCCTTGATGAGCGGAAACGGGTGCGGAGATGTCGGCGGCTCATCCGGTCGGCGCAGCTTGATGCGCTTGGGCGCGCGGGCGCGCGGAAATTGGCGCAGGCGGCGTACGGCTCGTGGCTTCGGCGGCGTGTCGGCGTTGTGCGACAGCCCGAGCCGGTGCACCTTGCCGATCACGCCGTTCCTGGTGATCTCCGACTTGTGCAGCTGGTTGATTTCCGCTGCGCACCGAGTCGCGGAGACGCCGTCACGCCAAAGTTTGGCCAGCGTCTCGGCCATCGGCTCGGTCCAACTCATTCATCTCCCCCAAATTTTCCCACTTCGTTGCCCCAACATGTCCAACCAGCACGCTGCTCGCGGGCGAATAGTTCGACGTACGGGCCGTCGGAATAGCGTTCGACGCGCTGATAGAACTCGTCGGGCTTGCGGCTGTGCTCGCGCCGGGGCGAGATGATGACCTCGTGCACGCCGGCGTCGCGGCGCACCGAGCGGCCGCGCTTGCCGAGCACGCAGAACTCGGCGTTCTTGCGCGTGGTGAAGCCGCCGCCCATGGCGAGATCGGTGGAAAGGAAAAACAGGCTCGCGGCCTTCGGATTAAGCTTGATCCACACGTAGGCCATGCCGGACGGCTGGAAGCCCCAAGCAGCCATGATCGGGATGTGCGCGCCGAGCGCCAGCAGTGGGCCGGTGATCCAAAGCTTGAGCGCGGAGTCTTCGGCGGCCAGCTCGGCGACGGGCAGCGAGATGATTTCGTTCATGTCCATGCATGCGTAGTGGCGCATGGCGTTCCGGCCGGGATTGGCCTTGCTGTTCGACTTGAAGCGCCATGGCGGATCTGCGGCGATCACCCGCGCTCGACCACGCGGCAGGCCGATGAACGGCCCATGGTCGATGATGTCGGCGCGAGCCAGCATCAGACCGCCTCCCCGCGCAGGAGGCCCCACGCCTCAAGATGCTTGAGCGCGTTATCGAGGCCAGCCGCCCACCCCGCGACGCCGCCTTGGTCCCATACGCGCTGGAGAAACTTGTCCTGATCGCTGCCCGGCTCGACGCGTTTGCCCTCGGCCTTCAGCTCCAGGAAGTATGACTTTCCGGCATACAGCACGTAGACGTCGGACGCGCCGGACTTCACGCCCATCTTGGCGTTGTTGATGCGCTGCCCCTTGGTGGCCTGGTGCACGCCACCGTTCTTGAGGTGGAGCGCGATATGCCCCGGCACGCCGCGGCGCCGGAGGTGATCGAAGACGGCCCTCTGAATGTCGTCCTCGCTCAGTGGCAGCGCGAACGGCCTTTCAGCGGTTGCTGGCGCGCGGAATTTCGATTTTGGCAGAGCGCGGCTCATGCAGCAGTGCTCTCCCGCTGCAATGCGCCACAGACCTCAAGCACGAGCAGCCGATGCAGTTCGTTCGTGCTCTGGTGATTGCGCGCGCGCTCGTGCACGCGAGACTTCAGCAGTTCGATGTCTCGGCGGTGAGGCGCGAAAAGGTCCCGGACCGAGTCGGAGAACTCGGCGACGAGCGCGTCGGTGTCAGGCATTCTCCGCCCCCGTCGCGCGCTCGATGGCGGCTTGGCCGAGGGGGAGATCGGACAGCATGCCGAGCGCATGCATGTACGTTTCGAGCATTGCTTGTTGCTCGGCGCGCTCCTGGGCATCTTGCTTACGAAGCCGAATGACCGCACGCAGCGCTTTGACGTCAAAGCCGTTCGACTTGGACTCCGCGTAGACATCGCGGATGTCCTCGGAGATGGTCTTTTTTTCCTCCTCCAAGCGCTCAATGCGCTCGACGAAAGCCTGAAGCTGTTCTTTGGCGATGCGAGAATTGTGACCGATGTCGGCCATAGCGCCCTCCCGTGCACGAGTCATCGAGCCGGCCCGACGCCGGCGGAAAACGCGAACGCGACAGAACGCAACAGGAAACGAAACAGCGGCGCTTCAGTAATTCAGCGCGCGCAGGCACTGCGGCACGTAGCCGGCGTGGAAGCCTGGCGGCACGCGCGTAACCGGCCCGGTGTAGTTGGCAATGGCGTTTTCGATCTGGACATCCGAGGACGGCAACCGCGCCATCTTCTTCAGGTGCCGAATGCGGTTGAGCGCGGCGTGCCCGCGTGCGAGCGCGATTGCGTGCCCGGCGTTCGATCGCGGTTTGGCGCGACGATCCCCCAGCAGCCGAGCTTCCGATGCGATCTTCAAAACGGTGCCACGCTGTGCCCCTGTCGCCAGCATGATGGCTTCGACAGCGTCATCCGCAGCCCACATGTTCAGCACAAGCTCACGATCAATTGCCATGCACTCCCCTCCGACAAAAACGCGACTAGACGCGCTTGGTGACTTCTCCCACTTCCAAAAGGTCGAGCTGTTCGCGGCGCGCCTCGTAAGCGAGCGAGCATTCGCGGGCTCGCACGACGTCGAGCCACCAGCGTTTTTTGCAGCCGCGCATGAGATATTCGAGGACGGTCCAGCCGGCGTCAGTGTGCAGCAGCTGGATGATCGCAAGCGCCGGCGGGTCAACCTTGCCGGCGCACCAGTCGTATACGGTGCGAATTTTCGCGATGACGTCTCCACCGATGAGGTGGTGAACGGCGGCAGACGGCTTGTCTTTTGAGAGCTTTTTCGCGAGCGCTGGAAACCACTTGCGGACTTCCGCAACGATTTCGACGAGATGCAAATCTCCGCGCGAAATGACCGGTGCACGTAAATCGTCGCGCAACCCCGCAACGACTGTGCTGGCGGGATCGACCGCCGCAGGCAACATTGAACGCATCGAACAACTCCCCGAGACGCAACGATGACGCAACGAACGAAACTGATGCTGGCCGACGCCGTAGTCGCACTGACGATGCTCGCGATCGGCGCGGCATTTGCGCTGCGCTGGGCGACGGCGAACGGCATCGTGATCTGGTGATCTTGTGTGCAGCCCCGAGCACACAAAGAGAGCGGCCGCGAGTCCGATGAACGTTGGTGCGTACGGGACTCGCGGCCGCAGTTGGTCAGCGCCGGAGGACGGGAAGTCGTGGCGCCGACGGACCCTGTCGTGGAGCGGGCGGTGGGAATCGAACCCAACCTGCAACAGCTTGGAAGGCTGCGGCCTACCCAGTCGGCCTCACCCGCAAGAGTGGAGCCCGGTGACGGAATTGAACCGCCGACCATCTGCTTACAAAGCAGTTGCTCTGCCTGCTGATCTAACCGGGCGCAGCATGTCGTTTGAAATAGCAGCTTGTTACTGTCGATACCGACGGCAAAATTGTGATTATTCCCAGACTGGAGGCATACCAAAGTGTGACAGACCTGTGTCTTTTCGACACTTGTGGTTGCGGCGCAAAGTTGGGTTGAATGCTTATCGGCTGAAGTCCGAGCATCCCGGGGGTTCCGATGCTGCTGCGCTTCCCGACCGATCGCACAAGCCGTCATGCGCGCGCCTCGACCGATTCCGGTGGGCGTTCGACCATCCCCCACAACGACGCCGGGGCCGAGCAGCGGGCTGCCCGAAGCTCCTCTTGCAAAACGACGAAGGTGTCAGAAGGAAATCTGCCCAGCGCCTTCCAGTTGAAGGCCGCGCTGTATTTGCGACCTGTCAAGGAAGCCACGGCATTGATGCCGCCCAAGGCCGCGAACACCTCGGTGGTGGTCTCAAGCTCACGAAGCGGTTCTTCATCCATGGCCTCCCCCAATAATCCAAGTTATTTGGATAAGCAATCTCCAAATGTCATTGATACCAAGAAATTTGGAGGCGAGGCATGGTCTGTGCCGATGGCACAGGCTGGAACCGACGATGACGTGGACGTGGCGCTCCGATGCCGCGCGCTCGTCCGTCTTTATGCGATGGTCGACGGCAAACCGAATTCCAGCCACTTTGCTGATAACGTCGGGATTTCCCCGACGCGATGGAACAACATCGAGCGCACTGGCGCCCTCAGTAAAGACGTCGCGCGTCAAATCGTACGGAAATGGCCGGAGATCAGTCTAGATTGGCTTTGGCGCGGTAGAGACGATGCATATAGCCGCCAGCGATCCGAGGAATTCCTAGCGGCTTACCGGGACGCTGCAGCCCAAGAAAAAGTTGACCGAAAGCCTGCGGCAGCCACGCGCTCAAAGAAGCGGGCTGTGGGATAATCCAAATTATTTTGATATTCAGCTTGTAAATCCAAATAATTTGGAGCATGGTCCATCTATCCTGATTTGGAGGGGCCATGTCCGCCGCGCATCCTGCCAACACCGTCTTCCGTGCCGTCCAGCGCCTCACTGGCCCGGAATTCGACCGCAAGCTGAGCTACGTCGAGCAGATCGAGCTCCACGCGGCCGATCCGGCCAAATACGACCGCTATCTCGACTGGCTGTTCAGCGCCAATGGGCCGCTGACTCGGCAATGGGCCATCCGGGAATACGCCCGCGAGCGCGACCTCGACGCCGAACGCGAGCGCGACAACGTCGGGAGCGCCGCATGAGCCCCGAGCAGGCCGTCGCCCTCGCCGACGAGATTATCGCCGACGTCCAGCGCGGCTCCGCGGTCGCGCGCCAGCTCATCGCCGCCCGGCTGATGCTGGTCCGCGCCCAGGGCGAGCGCGACGGCTTCATCGAGGCGCGGGAAACCACCGACCGGGCCCTGACGGAGGCGTTCCAATGATCCGCGCCTACTCGCACCCGCTGCAGGGTCTCGTGGCCTACGGCGTCGGCGTGGCCTGCCTGGCCGCGTTCGGCGCGATCATGGGGTGGTTCTGATGATCACCAGCCCCGAGATTTGGCGCCCGGTTGTCGGTTCTCCGGATTATGAAGTCTCCGACCATGGCCGGGTCCGCAGCATCGATCGGGTGAAGACCTATCAGCGGTTTGATCCCCCTACTGGTCAAACGCTCACGATATCGCGGCGCCATCGCGGTCGGGTGCTGCGGCCCGGGACCGCCGAAAGCGGCCATCAGATCGTCGTCCTCGGACGCGGCGAAACCCGGCTCGTGCATCACCTCGTGCTTGAAGCCTTCGTGGGGCCGTGCCCTGCGGGCATGGAGTGCTGCCATTTCAACGACGTCCCGGCCGACAACAGTCTCGGCAATCTGCGGTGGGACACCCGGGCCGCGAACATGGCGGACTTCAAAAGAAACTACGGGCATCCACAGAGCAAGCGGAGCTTGGCCGCCCATGTCTAGGCTCATCGAACCCGGCATTTTCTATGACATGACCGCCGACGAATACTTCGCCGACCCGTGCCCGGCGCCCTCCTTCACGCAGTCGCTGGCGAAGCTTGTGCTCGAGCAGAGCACGCTCCACGCCATGCACCAGCATCCGAAGCTGGCGCCGAACCGCGAGGACGATGACGAGGAAGAGAAATACACGCGGGCCAAGGCTATTGGAAACGCGGTACACACCACGCTGATCGGCCGCGGCAAGAAGCTGGCGATCGGCGAGTTCGACAATTTCAAGAAGAAGGCGGCGAAAGAGTTCCGGGACGACGCCTATGCAGCCGGCATGGAGCCGATCCTGCGCAAGCACATGACCGAGGCCGAGAACGTTGTCACCGCGGTGCGCGTGCAGGTCCAGCGGGCTGGCTGGGCCAATGCTTTCTGTCTCGGCAAGGGCGAAGCTGTGGCCTGCTGGCAGGAGAACGGCCTGTGGTTCCGGACCATGATCGACTGGATCACGCCGGACATGCGCGAATGCTACGACGCGAAAACTACGGAGGCGTCGTTCGCCCCGCACATCATCGGCCGCAAGATGGTCGCCGACGGGTGGGACGTCCAGGCTGCCATGCACGAGCGCGCGCTCGACGCTATCGACCCGAACGGCGCCGGCCGCCGGAAATTCCGCTACGTCGCGATCGAGAACTACCCGCCCTACGCCATGGTGCCGGTCGAGATGACCGAGACGTGGCTGACGATGGGCCGCAAGAAGCTGGCTGTTGCCATCGACCAGTGGCGCGCCGCGATGGCCACCGGCAAGTTCGCCGGCTATCCGCTGGAGCCGTGCCGACCGGAGTACCCGGGCTATGCCGAGAACGCCTGGCTCGGGCGCGAGCTCGGCGAGTTCGCCCGAGAGGATCACCAGAACGAGCGGCCGCAGCGGTCTGCCGACTACATCCAGGCGGGCTAGCGATGGATACGACCCTCACGACGATGCTCAATCCGGAGTGGTGGACCGTGTCGCGCATGCTGATCGCGCTGCTAGTCGTTATCTGCGCCGTCAAGATGATCAAGGACTGACATGAACGCCCACGAACGCCCGCGCGTTTTCACGCCATCGACCACCACCGAGCCGAAGGCGCTGTTCATCGGCCTCTATGGGCCATCTGGGTCGGGCAAGACCTATTCGGCGCTGCGGCTGGCGACCGGCATCCAAGCCGTGCTCGGCGGCGAGATCGCCGTCGTCGACACCGAGGCCGACCGCGCCCGGCACTACATGCCGCCCTTTCAGTTCACGCACTACTCGTTCGCGGCGCCGTATCGATCGGTCGACTATCTCGCCGCGCTGCGACAGCTCGTCGCCAGCGGCGCTCGCACGATCATCGTGGACTCGATGAGCCACGAGCATTCCGGCCCCGGCGGCGTCTGCGAGGAGCATGACCGCCTCGTCGCCGAGAAGGGCCAGAACTACACCTTCACGGCATGGCGCGTTGCCAAGGCCGGCCGCAAGCAGCTCATCACGGCGATGACCACCGAGTTCAAGGGCTGCTGCTTCATCTTCTGCTTCCGCGCCAAGGACGCGACCGACTTCGAGGTGAAGCCGCCGCGCAAGCTGGGATGGATGCCAATTTCGGACGACGATTTCCTGTTCGAGATGACGCTGTGCACCCTGCTGACTCCGGGCGGCGAAGGCGTGCCGAACTTCAAGTCCGACATGCCCGGCGAGCGCACGTACCTGAAACTGCCCGGGCAATTCCGGACGCTGTTCCAGGACAAGAAGCCCCTCGACGAAGACACCGGCCGCGCGCTCGCCACCTGGGCCCGCGGCGGCGCGGCGCCTGCTATTGCCCAATCCGTGTCAGGCGACGCGGAGGCAACCGCTCCCCCTGACCAAATGGCCCCCCAGGTTCAAGGTCAGGGCGGCGCGGCCGACGTTCCGACGTGGCAGGAATACGACCGGCGCTGGACCGGCCTGATGCAGAACGCGACGAAGGTCACGGACCTCAGCGCATGGAACGGCGAGCGCGCGCTGCGCGGTCAGATCGAGTGGCCGAGCCTCGACGTGCGCCAAGGGCTTGAGGGGCGCGTGCGCAAGGCGGTGGAGGCGCTGAAAGCATGAGCCGCCCGTCGAAATGGGAAGACCTGCCGCTGTTCGCGACCGACGCCGAGATCGGCGCGGCGCTGCTCGGCGCGGTGCGCGCCAGTGAATTCAAGGGGCAAGCCGCCTTGCTTGAGGGCCGCGGCTTTCCGAAAATCGATCCGCGTTTTGGAGCCCGCTATACGCCCGCGGTGAAGCGCTTCTTCGACATCGAGTACGGCCTGGCCGACACCCAGCCGAAGAACCCTGGCGGCGTCGAGAGACCTGACACATGGACCAGAAAGAAGACGGCCTGAAGTTTCCAGGGCTGAAATGGCGCAAGCGCGCGCGCCGTGCCGTGCCCTACTGGTACGCGCCGGAAGCAGACGTGCGCGAGGGCTATCCGGTGAAGTCGGTAAACCTCAGCACGTTCGCCGACGACCGGCCAGCGCTGTCACAGCGCTGCGAGCACTTGCACGCCGAGCTGCTGATGTGGCGGCGGCACCGGATCACCACCGCCGCTGGCGTAGCCACCTACGAC